ACAACATCAGATGGTAACAATATATTCCCAATACCATCATTTGGATCTTCAGTGAATCAAACTAAAGATGAATGTTTTAAAATTAATGGTGATTTAGCAACAGAAGTTGTTGATAACCCCGCAGTTTATAATGGTTCAGTTAGATTATTTTGGAAAGCACCAAATTATGGATATTTTGATAATGATAGATTAATTAAACCATCACCAAACAGTTATTTAAAACATATTAAAAATGACGAATCAATACAACAGGCATTCTCAATTAATGGGGTATCGTCTGAATATACAAAAATAAGTGAGTTATTTACAACATTTGAAAAAGATATTTTAGACATAATGGAGAACGAGTTTTTAAATTTTAGCCGTTCTGTATATGATTATAACTCAAATATAAAATCAACTCTTGGGGTTGATACTGACACTGAAATTACAAACAATAATTTCCAATCTCTAATGAGATCGTTAATGAAAGTTCCAAAACCAAAAGATAACATAAATGGATCGGTTGTTATTAATGAAATACAAGAATCACAAATTAGTAACTTCAAACAAGTGTTAGGAACATTTATGGATTATAAAGTTACCATGAAATACGGTAACCCATCAAATTTTGATAAGAAATTGTTTTACACATATTCAAATCAAATCTTAATTGATACATATAGTTTCCAAGGGTATAATGTCGGTTCACCAAATAGTTTACCAAGTGCTGGCGGGTCAATAACTTTATCACAGTCTAAAGCACAAAATCCTGAAACTTGGAAAACTTTAGAAACTTATGTAGGATTTTCTGAGATACCGGAATTAGTTTATAGTGATAACGGTTCATACATTACCGATTTCTTTTTAGATATGAATATTGAATTTACTGAAAATTCAATTAAGACATTATCACCGTTAATTAAAATATATGCCACTCAAAAATTAGAAGACAACAATTTTAATTCCACAAAGTTTAGGACTTTAATGGATGGTTATATTAATAAAAGTAATACATATATTAATACTTTATTAGATTTAGAAATGACTAGATTGAGGAAAGAACTTCCTGATGTTAATATTAGTCAAACAAACACTAAAGTTAGGGCGGATTATGAAGGTGATCAAACTAGATATGAATTATGGGAATTATTTAAAACCATTAACGACACATGGATTTCAGGTACCGACTTTAAAAGTAAGACTTTATTTGAAGATGTACTTTTAATGGACAGAGCCAGTAGAGATGTAGGACAACAAATATATGTGGACATCTTCAAATTAAAAACATTAATTGATAGTTCTCTTGTTAAAAATAATATGTTGGATATTGTACAAACAATATTGACTGAAAATAATTTTGTTAACTTTGTTATTCCCGCATTTGCGAATTTTTATAATGTTAGAGATGTTAGTAAAAATGCGGTACCAAGACCTGAAGGCACTTTAGAATTTGCCAATACTTTATTTGGTACTTATTTAAATGTTGATTATAGAGAAACAGGTTCAAAGTTTGTTTGTTTATATGCTAATAAACCAAGTGAACATTTAGCACTTAACGATAATGTTGATTACAGATATAGAGATGATGCGTTTGATTTGAGAAGAGCAACTGACAATCCGTTATTAGAAAATCAAGAAAACAAAACAAATTGGGCAACATCAAATAAAGTTGTTGGATTCAATGTTGATATTGGACCACAAAATCAACAAATTTTTAAACAAATTGATGTATCTCAAGATCCTGGATTACCAACTACCGAATCATTGGAAGTTCTGAACCAAATGGCTAATGAGGATAGAAACAGAGGTAGTTATACTCAAAGTGTTTCATTATATAATCTATATAAAAATAGAAGTTATAAATGTTCTATTGATATGATGGGTAATGCGTTGATACAACCTATGATGTACTTTAATTTAAGAAATGTTCCTTTATTTAGTGGACCTTATATGATATTAAAAGTAAGTCATAGAATTTCTCAAAATGGGTTTGACACGACATTTGAAGGGCAAAGACAACCTTTTTATAGTATACCTAAAATAGAAAGTTTCATACAATCAATCAGTACTAAAATACTAAAAGATATTCAAGAAAGGATTAAACAGAATGAAGAAACAAAGACACAACAATCTGTGAATACATTATCTCAAACGGCAACTAAATTGGATAATGTTAGTGAAACTAATACCACTCTTAATGTTAATCAAGCTTGTTCTTCGGCACTTAATGAGTCATATAAAAACTTTACAAATGCTACTGGTGATCCATTAATGATAATGAGTTCTAGTGAAATAAATAAAAAAGATGCGGCAAATAAAATAAACGAATTAATTATTGCGAACGGTTCTTATAATAGTAATGACTCAAAAACTTTGGCATCATTTATATATAGTATTATGACGGTTGCCACAAAACCATCTGAGATTTTTAAGACTTATGGTAATAATTATGGGTTAATACCTTTGAATACTAATTATGGTGGTTCTTTTGTTTTATTTGAAAACAAATACTATTGTAATAGTAAGAACATACCTATGGCGGTATTTTCATCATTTGATCAATTTGTGAATTTTATGATTGCCAAGTATGGACCTCAATTAGGTACCATAAAAAATTATGTATCAACAAATAATAATATTTCCGATCAAATCAAATATGGTAAGGCATTTGCAACATTCTATATGGACAATTACCCAACCAATGAGGGACAATCATTATTTGATACTTTAATTGAAGAAAATAAAAATAAATTAGAAAAACTTTTTGGTAATGCTTATACTGATTATGTTAGTTCACAAAGACAATTTACATCACAATCAAGTACTACCACACCAAAACCTGCTAAACAAGTTGTCCAAGCCAATGGTGATCAGTTAATTCAAATGCAAATAGTAATATCACCTAATTCAGGAAAATGGAATATTGATTCGGCTGAAATTATATTTAATAAAAAACCTGAAGAATGTACTGCAACAATAGGTGTAAAAATTAATGTACCAACATTCATTGCGACGAATAAACAGTCGTTTACAATGACAGCACAAGATTTACTTACTACGATAGGATGTACCCAAAATGGATCATACAACATTCAATTCAATGTTAACTCTATTCCAGTATTAGAAGATGGAATTACTACGGATACGACAAGAGCAATAGTTCCACAATCGTTTTTAATTAAATGTCTTCTTTAATTTTTCATAATGTTATGATATTTATAAATAAAAATAGATATGAGTAATACTAAATTAATTTTGGATAACTACTTGGGTAAAAACACAAGAGTTACGGAGAAAGATAAAGGAAATGGGTATAAAGAAGTTTGTGATTTGGATACTGGAGACTGTTATACTATCAGAATGAAAGACGGACTAATAGAAAGAGTTGATAATACAATGAACACTAATAAAAAAATCCAAGTGGAAACCAAAACAGGTATAAAACAATTATTAAATGGTTAATATGAAAATAGATAAAAAAATATTAGAAGAAATTAACAGATATAAGTCAATTAATAATTATATAATGGAACAAGACGCTCCTGTTGAACCAGACCCTGCGGCGGCTCCACTACCGGCACCTGATGCTGGATTACCACCTGCACCTGGAGCTGAGACACCTGCTCCCGGAGCTTTACCTCCACCACCCGCACCTGAAGCTGAGACACCACAACCAATTGATGTGGCGCAAGACCCTGATGTTGAAGAAGTTGGTAAAGATGAAGAGGATAAAGAAGAACTTGAAATCACTGACTTAGTAAATAGTCAAAAAAATATTGAAACAAAACAAGATGAATATTTTGACAATCTATTTAAACAACTTGAAAATTTAGAAAGTAAATTGGGTGAAATGGATAATTTAATGTCTGCGGTTAATTCATTAGAACAAAAAATTGAAAAATATCGACCTAAAACACCTGAAGAAAAACTTGAATTAAGAAGTTTAGATTCTGGTCCTTTTAATCAAAAACTATCTGATTATTTTGAAGATAAAGAAGATCAGTTTGAAAAACAAGGTAGAGAAGAATATATTCTAACAACTGATGAGGCTGAAGATTTTTCACCAAAACAAATTAAAGATACTTTTGATACATACGATGACGATGATATGATGCCTTAATTAAGGGAGGGACATCCGTGTCCCTCTCAAAATTTTTGAATACATATTGACTGCGACACTTTTTTAATTTATACTTCCTATTGTAAACTTTTAATAACACAAATATATGGCGACAAACAATGTTTTAGATGCAGTTTTGGCTCAGTACGAGAACTCAAAACAAGGTAGTTCATCTTCTACCTCAAAAATGACACAAGATGAGAGAATGAAAAAATATTTTGCTGCAATTCTTAAAGACAGTGAAAAACAAGGTCAGAAACGACTACGAATTCTACCAACAACCGATGGATCATCTCCTTTTAAAGAGGTTTGGTTTCATGAAGTTAAAGTAGATGGAAAATGGGTTAAACTTTACGATCCAGGTAAAAACGACAATGAGCGTTCACCATTAAATGAAGTTCACGATGATTTAATGTCAACAGGTAAAGATTCCGATAAGGAAATTGCCAAACAATATAAAGCTCGTAAATTTTATATCGTTAAAGTTATTGATCGTGACAACGAACAAGACGGTGTTAAATTTTGGAGATTTAAACACAATTACAAACAAGAAGGTATTCTTGACAAAATCATTCCTATTTGGAAAGCAAAAGGTGATGTTACCGATGCTGATAAAGGTAGAGATTTGATTTTGGAGTTGACAAAGGCAAAAACAAATGCGGGAATTAACTATACTGTAATTCAAACTGTTATGTATGATGATCCAGCACCACTTCACGAAGACACGGACACTATGAAAGAATGGGTTAGTGATGAATTGACTTGGGAGGATGTCTACTCTAAAAAACCTGTAGAATATCTTGAAGCAATTTCTCGTGGAGAAACACCAAGATGGGATTCTGATAAAGGTGGGTATGTTTATGCTAATGATGAGGTTGCTGAAACTTCTATCGGAGGTACTAAATCAAAACCAACACCTGTTGTTGATCCTCAACAAAATGAGGAAATTGACGAAGAGTTACCATTCTAAAAAAAAGAACCTATAGTGTAGGTAGTGATTTACAAAGTCACTACCTTTTTTTATCTTTTAACAAAACAAACTATTATGGCAATTAAAAAGAAAGAAGTATCATTTGATAGTATCAAAAGTAAATTTTCTACAAAGACAAAATACAAACCTGAAAGTTTTTATAACTGTGGTGAGGCGTTTATGGAGGCTTGTGGATTACCAGGTCCTGTAATGGGAGGTATTAATATGTTCTTGGGACACTCAAACACATCAAAAACAACGGCAATGATTCTTGCTGCTGCTGATGCTCAAAGAAAAGGACATTTACCTGTTCTTATTATTACTGAAAAGAAATGGTCATGGGAACACGCAATTGAACTTGGATTACAAGTTGAAAAAACTGAAGATGGTGAATATGATGGTATGTTCATTTTTAACGATTCTTTTGATGTGATTGAACAAGCAACTGAGTTCATTAATGATATCCTTGACGCACAAGAAAAAGGTGACATCCCTTATAGTTTATTATTCCTTTGGGATAGTATCGGATCAATCCCTTGTCAAATGACATTTGATGGTAAAGGTGGTGGAATGCACAATGCGAAAGTATTAGCGGACAAAATTGGTATGGGAATCCATTCTCGTATCTCTAAATCAAAAAAAGAAGATTACCCATATTACAACACTTTAGTGGTGTTAAATCAACCTTGGGTACTACTTCCCGATAATCCATTCGGACAACCTGAGATTCAAGCAAAAGGAGGAACTGCAGTATGGTTAGCAAGTAGTTTAGTATTCTTATTTGGTAATCAAAAGAAAGCGGGTATCAGTCATATTGATGCAACTAAAAATGGTAGAAAAGTATCATTTGCAATTAGAACAAAAATCTCTATTTTGAAAAACCATGTTAATGGTATTGGATATAAAGATGGTAAAATAATTGCAGTACCTCATGGATATATAACCGATACAAAAGATTCTTTGGATAAATATAAAAAAGAATATTCGGATTATTGGGTACAAAAAATGGGGGATTCAAACTATACATTAGATGAGTCTGTTGCATATGATGAAGAAGTAGAGTAATATTGTAGAACGAATTAATCGTATTAAAATGACCAAGACACTTATTGTTGATGGTAACAATTTATTAAAAATAGGTTTTCACGGAGTTAAAGATTTCTTTAATGAAGGAGAACACATTGGAGGAACTTGGCATTTTCTTAATACTTTGCGCAAATTCTTAGAAGAATCCAATTTTAACAAAGTAGTTGTTTTTTGGGACGGTGATGAAAATTCGTCCCAAAGAAAATTACTTTATCCGAAATATAAGGGTAATAGAAAATCATCTTATACTGAAGAAAAAACATATTCATTTAATACCCAAAAACAGAGAGTAAAACAATATCTTGAAGAGATGTTTGTTAGACAATTAGAAGTTGATAATTCTGAAGCGGATGATTTAATTGCTTATTATTGTCAAATATCTGAAGATGAGGATAAAACAATATTTTCATCAGATAAGGATCTTACACAACTTATTTCCGAAAAGGTGACAATATATTCACCACAACAAAAAAAATACTATAAAAATGGGGATAAAATAAAAATCAAAGATTATAGTATTCCACATTATAACATAATGACATTTAAGATAGTTGCTGGTGACACCTCAGATAATATTGATGGTATCAGTTTACTTGGTGAGAAAACTTTAGTCAAATTATTTCCTGAGATACTTGATTCGCAAGTATCATTTACCGATATTTTAAACAAAGGTAGGAAGTTGTTAGAGAATCAAAATAAAAGTGTAGTTTTGAATAATCTATCAAGTGGAAAAACCAAAGAAGGGGTACTTGGGGAAAAGTTCTTCAGCGTGAATCAAATATTAGTTGATTTATCCAACCCGTTAATAAATGAAGAAGGGAAAAAGTTAGTTGAATTATATTATTCAGAAACTTTGGATCCTGATGGGAGAGGATACAGAAACTTAATAAAGATGATGATGGAAGATGGATTCTTTAGGTATCTACCAAAGGGTGATGATGCTTGGGTAAATTTCTTAAAACCATTTTTAAAATTAACAAGAAAAGAAAAAACAAATTACAGAAACAAAAAAACAAATTTATGAAAGATTTAGATTTTACAAAAGTGGAATTCCTATTGAAATGTAACGAAAACATTATCGTTCAGAGATTCTTTAATGTTAGGGGATTTAATCCTAAGTCAAGAAATTCGTTTAATGTATATGAATACATTGGAGATTTGTGTGACAAATTGAAAAGCGATTTAAAGATGAGAACGATTGTTTATATGTTAGACAATCAGTATGAAATTCAGGAGAATCCTGATGTTCTTAACACATCAAATACTGATGGTGATGAGAACTTTCACATGATAATTAGAGTTGGAGATATGACAATTTGTCATAGAGTGTTTGAGGCTAAAGTATACCCTCCGAAGGTAAGATATACCGTGGACCTACGCCCACAACTAAAAGGGATATTATCCGACCTAACTGACATTTTTTCAGGTAAAAAATTTAATATTGAGTATGCTGGATTTAGTTTAGTTTGATACTATTTATCTTAACAAACAAATTAAAAAACTATGGCGACACACAAAAACTTTGATTATTTAGGTAACAATTTTCAGATTCAATTGCTGAATCAAATTATTTTAGACAAGGATTTTTCACACTCAATTATTGATGTGATTGAACCAAGTTATTTTGAAAACAAGTATTTCAAAATCATCATTCAAATGGTGAAAGAGTATTATAAAAAATACAATCATACACCATCATTTGATACATTAGAACAAGTTACAAAATCAGAACTACAACAAGAAATGGCATCTAAAGTTGTTTTGGATATGATTACCAAAATTAAGGATGCACCTATCGAGGGAGGGGATTTTGTACAAGAGAAGGCTCTTAAGTTTTGTAAACAACAAGAGGTAGTAAAAGTAATGAGTAAGGCTCAAAAAATCATTGACGGTGGTGAATTTGAAAACTATGACACCATTGAAGAAATGTTTAGAGGAGCGATTCAAGTAGGAGAGAAAGACACAAGTACTTCAAGTGTTTTTAGTAACTTGGATCAAGTCTTGGATGACGACTATAGACATCCAATCCCAATGGGAATTCCTGGTATTGACAGACTGTTAAAAGGAGGTTTAGCAAAAGGCGAAATCGGTGTTGTTTTGGCACCAACTGGTGTTGGTAAATCAACCCTTTTAACTAAGATTGCGAACCATGCATTTAACATGGGAAACAGTGTACTTCAAATATTTTTTGAAGACAACCCAAAGATAATTCAAAGAAAACATTTTACTCTTTGGACTAAAATACATCCTGACGATTTGTCAGAAAAAAGAGATGAGGTAACATCTAGGGTTAGGGAAATTGAAGAGACTATGCCTAACAAACTAATTATGAAAAAATTGCCATCAGATACTGTGACGATGTTGCAAATTAAAAATCAAGTTAGGAAAATGATTGCTGATGGGACAAAAATTGATATGATTTTATTAGATTATATTGATTGTGTTGTACCTGACAAAAATTTAGGTGATGAGTGGAAAAGTGAGGGTTCTGTAATGAGAGGTTTTGAGGCGATGTGTCACGAACTTAACATTGTAGGATGGACTGCTACTCAAGGTAATAGAAATTCCATTTCTTCTGAAGTTGTAACAACTGATCAAATGGGTGGTTCTATTAAAAAGGCACAAGTAGGTCATGTTATTATTTCTGTGGCTAAGACATTACAACAAAAAGAAATGAAATTAGCAACAATCGCCATAACTAAATCAAGAATTGGTGATGACGGTATCGTATTTGAAAACTGTAAATTTGATAACGGTATGTTAGAAATTGATACCGAAAGTTCAATGACTTTCTTAGGAGTTGAGGAACAAAAAGAAGAAAGACAGCGTCAGCGTGTTAAAGAGTTGATGGAGAAAAGAAAACAAAAAGAACAAAATAATTGAAAATTTAAGTAAGTTAGTGATATTAAAAATATATTTACCTGTATTTATATTATAAAATCTATGGATATGGAAAAAATATTTATATATGGGATATATAACCCTGATGAACCTGAAATAATAAGATATGTCGGTAAAACTAAAAAAAATGTTAATAAAAGATTAAAAGAACACATTTATTTAGGTGAAAAAAAAGTTAAAAGACCGTTATATTTGTGGATAAATAAATTATTGAAAAAGAATAAAAAACCTGAAATAATAATAATTGAGGAAACAAATAATAAAGAATGGGCCAATAAAGAGATTTTTTGGATAAAAAAATATAAAAAAACTAATAATTTATTAAATTTAACCGATGGTGGGGAATCAAATCTTAATTACATACCTAATGAAGAGACAAGAAAAAAAATTTCATTAAATAATATTGGCAAACATAGTTATTGGAAAAATAAAAAATTAAGTAAAGAACATAAAGATAATATCGGCAAATCTTTAGTTGGGAAAAAAAGAAGTGATAAAACTAAAAAAAATATAAGTGAGTCGTTAAAAGGAAGAAAACTTTCTGAAGAACATAAATTAAAATTAAGCGTTTTAAGTCCTAATAAGGGTAAACCGGCTAAAAATATTAAATCGGTTAATAAAATATGTTTAGAAACTGGTAATATTATTGAAACATATATGTCTTTAGAAATAGCAGCAAAAGAAAATAATATAAAAAATAAAGGTAACATTGTTATGGTCTGCCAAGGTAAAAGAAATAAAAAGTTGATTTAACCAATGATATTCGTGATTGGGAAAAATTAACTGATAATGAAAAATATTTTGTTAAAAATGTATTATCATTCTTTGCAGCATCTGATGGTATTGTTAACGAAAACTTGGCGGAAAATTTCTACCGAGAAGTACAATATCCTGAAGCAAAATTCTTCTACGGATTCCAGTTGGCAATGGAAAATATTCACTCACTAATGTACTCATTGTTGATTGATACCTATATCAGTAACGCTAAAGAAAAAGACGAATGTTTCAATGCAATTGACAGATTACCTGCAGTTCAGAAGAAAGCAAAATGGGCGTTGGATTGGATTGAAAATGCGTCATTCCAAGAACGATTGGTAGCATTCGCAGCGGTTGAAGGAATTTTCTTCTCAGGTTCATTCTGCTCAATCTTTTGGTTGAAATCAAGAGGTATCATGCAAGGATTATGTAATGCGAATTCATTAATCTTTAAAGATGAAAACTTACATTGTGATTTTGCAATTCACTTGTTGAATAACCATTGCGAAAACAAACCGTCTGAAAAACGAATTAAAGAGATTTTATTATCGGCACTTGAAATTGAAAAAGAATTCATCACAGAATCACTACCAGTATCACTTATCGGTATGAACTCTAACTTGATGAAACAATACCTTGAGTTTGTTGTTGATGGATTATTGGTTAAGTTTGGATGTAAGAAACAATTTAATGTTGAACAACCATTCAAGTTTATGGAACAAATTGCGGTTGAAACAAAAGGTAACTTCTTTGAATCAAGAACAATGGAATACCAAAAAGCAAAATTGAACGAAACAATTTCATTTACAGACGATTTCTAAAAAAATAAAAAATTATGTCATTAAAAATTATTAAAAGAGGTGGGGATTCGGTTGCATTTAACCCACAAAAAATTTACAATCGTGTAAAACGAGCATCAAAAGGTTTGAATGTTAATTCGGACGAAATATTCATTAAGGTTATTACCTCGGTACCAACTGAAGGAGAAATAACAACAAAAGAATTAGATAAACTTGTATATGAGATTGCTGCGGCTTATACTGGTAGTCACCACGACTATTCAAGGTTAGCATCTTCAGTTGCAATATCTTCATATCATAAAGAAACTAATGATAGTTTTTCACAAACTATGGAATTGTTGTATGATGATGGAGTGGTTAATGAAAAATTAATTAACACAATTAATGAATATGGTGCTGAGATTATTGATGCGGTAATCAATCACGATAACGACTATAACTTTGATTATTTTGCTTGGAGATCATTACAAGAAATGTATTTGTTGAAACGACCAACAGGTAAGGTAATTGAACGACCACAACATATGTATATGAGAGTTGCGTTGTGGGTAACCAATACAATGGAAGAGGCTTTTGATTATTATAAGTCGTTGTCTGAACAACGTATATCACCCGCAACACCAATTATGATTAATTCAGGAACAAAAATTCCTCAATTGGCGTCTTGTGTGTTACATTACAACAACTCTGACTCAAGAATGGGATTGTTGGAAACATTGAATGATATCTCAACTTATTCTGCGGATGCTGCGGGTATTGGATTGTGTATGTCAAATCAAAGAAGTAAAGAAAGTCGTATTAATAGTTCAGGTGGTTATGCTGGTGGTTTATTGAAATACCTTAAAATTGTTAACGAATCTTTACGATTCTTTAATCAACAAGGTAGAAGACCTGGGTCGGCAGCAATTTATTTAGAACCTTGGCATAAAGATATTATGGATCTTCTTGACATCAAAAAGAATACAGGTGCTGAAGAATTAAGAGCGAGAGATTTGTTTACCGCACTTTGGATTCCTGATAACTTTATGAGAGCCGTTAAAAATAATGGTGATTGGTATTTGTTCTGTCCTAACGACATTAATAAATCTGGACTTAAACCATTACAAGAATGTTATGGTGATGAATATGAAAGTGTTTATCGTGAAGCGGTGGCACTTGGTTTAGGTAAAAAAGTTAAAGCTCAAGATGTTTGGACTAAAATTATTGAATCACAAGTTGAGACTGGTGTTCCTTATTTATGTTCTAAAGATAGTGCTAATAGAAAGACTAACCACCAAAATATCGGTGTGATTAAACAGTCAAACTTGTGTAATGAAATATACCAATATACTGACGAAGAGACTACTGCAATTTGTACATTGTCCTCAATGGTATTGAAGAACTTCATTCAAGGTAATAAGTTTGATTTCCAATTACTTTTTACTGAAGTTAGAAAAGTGGTTAGAGCGTTAAATAAAGTCGTTAACATTAATAGTTACTCAACAGACAAAGGGTTAAAAGGTGGGTTAGAACAACGAGCAATTGCAATTGGAACTCAAGGATTGGCAGATGTATTTTATCTACTTGATTTAATATTCACCGAAGAAGAAGCAAGAATCTTAAATAAACAAATTTTTGAAACCATTTATTACGGTGCTATCTATGAAAGTAATAAACTTTGTAAAAATGGGGAGTATCTACCATATAAATTCTTTGAAGGATCGCCAATGTCACAAGGTATATTCCAATTTGATATGTGGGGATTGAATGAAAGTGATTTATCAGGATACTGGGATTGGAACCAACTTAAAGAAGATGTAAAAGAATTTGGGGTATGTAATTCATTATTCACGGCACAAATGCCTGTAGCATCTTCAGCGAAAATTACAGGTTCATTTGAAATGACAGAACCCGCACATTCAGCATTGTTTAACAGAAGAGTGGTAGGTGGTGAAATTATGATTGTGAATAAATACCTCATTAATGACTTTGAAAAAATGGGTATTTGGTCTGAGGATTTGAAGAATGAAATTATTATCAATGAGGGATCGATTCAAAACATTAACTTTAACAATTATTTAGATACTGAAGATAAACACTACAATAAGAAAGTTAAACGAATTGAGCATTTGATTCCAAAGTATAAAACAATTTGGGAGATTTCACAAAGAGAATTGATTGATATGGCGGCAGACAGAGCACCATTTATTGATCAATCACAATCAATGAATATCTATATGGCGAACCCAACATTGTCAAAGATTACATCATCACATTTCCACTCGTGGGAAAAAGGTTTGAAAACTCTTTGTTATTATGTTAGAACCAAGGCAATTTCCACAGGGGCAAAACACTTGGCGGTTGATATGTCAAAAGTAGAAAAACCAAAAGCAACACCATTTGTTCCCAAAGTGGACTATTCAAACATGAATCTACCACCAAAACCTGAAAATAGTGAATTTGATTGTTTTGGATGTTCATCCTAAAATATAATCCCGACTTATGTTGGGATTTTTTATTTATATAAAACTTCCCAACATTATATTTATTAGATATGGCAAATGGAGTAACATATGGAATAAATTTCCCCTTTCAAAATTCGTATGTGGGAAAGTATTTAGATTGTTCTGATACAACAGATGAAGAAGTGAGGAGTAATCTTATTCATTTACTTTTAACAAGAAAAGGTACTAGGTATTTTTTACCTGATTTTGGTACTAGACTATATGAATATATTTTTGAACCATTGGATGGACCTACATTTTCGGAAATAGAATCAGAGATTAGAGATTCGGTATCAACTTATATGCCAGGTTTAACTGTTACTAATGTTAAAATAACAGATGCCTCAATGGAAGAAGAAAATAAAGGAACATACATAAATGGTGAGGATAAAAGAGAATATACTGTCTCAAATATATCACAATTAGAACACACGGCAAAAATTAGAATTGATTATAAAACGACTAATACCGCTTTTGAATCAAGTGATTTTGTTATTATTAATATTTAATAGTATATGGCAAATAAAAAAATATCGTACACAACGAGAGATTTTCAGGGGATAAGAACTGAGTTAATAAATTTTACAAGAACTTATTATCCTGATTTAGTTCAGAATTTTAATGATGCTGGAATATTTTCGGTAATGTTAGACTTAAATGCCGCAGTAACCGACAACCTACATTTTAATATTGATAGAAGTATCCAAGAAACCGTATTACAATACGCACAACAAAAATCATCAATCTATAATATTGCAAGAACTTATGGTTTAAAAATACCTGGGTTGAGACCTTCAGTTGCATTGGTTGACTTCTCAATTACAGTTCCTGCGTTTGGGGATAGAGAAGATTTAAGATATTGTGGTATTTTGAGAAGAGGTTCACAAGTTAATGGTGCTGGACAACCTTTTGAAACTGTATATGATATTGATTTTGCATCGGCAATTAATGCTGAAGGATCACCAAATAGATTAAAAATACCTAATTTTGATGGTAGTGGTAAATTAGTTAACTATACAATTGTAAAAAGAGAAGTGGTAGTTAATGGAGTAACAAAAGTATTTAGAAGAGTTGTAACTCCAAATGATGTTAAACCATTCTTTGAACTTTTCTTACCTGAAAAAAATGTATTGGGAATCACAAGTGTATTATTAAAAGATGGTACACAATATTCTACGGTACCAAGTCCACAGGAGTTTTTAGGTTTAGAAAATAGATGGTATGAAGTACCTGCTTTAGTTGAGAATAGAGTGTTTATTGAAGACCCTACAAAGGTATCTGATCAACCAGGAGTTAAAGTCGGTAAATACATAACCACAGATAATAAATTAATTACTGAATATACACCTGAAGGGTTTATGAAATTAACTTTTGGTGGTGGTAATGTTTCTGCAGACGAACAATTAAGAGATTTTGCAAGAAATGGATATCAATTAGATTTAAGTAAATATATTAATAATTTAGCTTTGGGTGCGGCTTTAAAATCTAACTCAACACTATTCATACAATATAGAGTCGGTGGTGGACAAGGAACGAATTTAGGTGTTAATATTATAAATCAAATAGGTACCGTTTCATTTTATGTGAATGGACCGTCACAATCCGTAAATACTACTGTTATTAATTCATTATCATGTAATAATGTTACTGCGGCAATTGGAGGGGCAAATGCTCCATCAACAGAAGAAGTTAGACAATATGTGACATATAATTTTGCCGCACAAAATAGAGCGGTAACTATAAATGATTATGAATCCATTTTAAGAAATATGCCGTCACAATTTGGGGCACCTGGTAAAGTTGCAATTACGGAAGAAAACAACAAAATTAAAATTAAAATGTTATCTTACGACGCTGAAGGTAAATTAACTGAAGTAATATCAAATACATTAAAAAATAATGTCGCCAATTACCTTTCTAATTATAGAATGATAAATGACTATATCTCAATTGAAACTGCAAATGTTATTGACTTAAGTGTTAATGTTGATGTAGTATTAGATGCGAGTCAAAATCAAGGTGCGGTAGTTACTAAAATAATTGATATTATATCAAACTATTTTAGTCCATTACAAAGACAGATGGGTGAGAATGTTTATGTATCCGAAATAAGACGATTAATTCAAAATGAAAATGGGGTTATTAGTATTTCCGATATAAGTTTTATTAATAATGTTGGAGGACAATATTCATCATCACAAACATCACAACCTTACTCTGATTCGGCAACTAAAGAGATTGGATTAATTACTGACACTATATTTGCAGAACCAACTCAAATTTACCAAATTAGATATCCAAATAAAGATATTAATGTTAGAGTTCTTAATTTAAAAACGGTGAATTTCTCTTGATGATTTATTTTTAGAATAAAAGAATTATTTTTTGAAAATAGGAAATAAACTATTTATCAAAAAAAGAATTTAATGCCAAAATCATATAGAATTAGAACCGAGCCAGGTGTAGATAAATCCATAAAAATACAATTAGATCAGGATTTTGAATACTTGGAGATTTTATCTTTGAAGATATTTCAAAATGATATATACACTCGTATGTGTTCTGATTACGGTGTTGTTGTAGGTAGAGTATTAGTTAACGGAGGTTTTGGGGTACCAAACGCTAAAGTATCGGTGTTCATCCCAATAACTGACGAAGATGAACAAAACCCAATTATTTCTCAATTATATCCATATAAAAACATTGATGATTTAAATGAAGATGGATATAGATATAATCTATTACCTTATGAAGCATCATACCCAGGACATTCAGCAACAGGGACATTCCCAAGTAGAGAGGATGTTTTAACCGATGC